ACTCTTGGTGCTGCTCTTCCCGCGGGATACTTTTCGACCATATTTCTAATATCTCTTAATTCACCAAACGATAATGGTTTCAACTTAACGTTCATATTAGATTTTGGTAAAACTGTTTCGTATAACCCCTCTTCATTAGGTAGAAGACCTTTCTTAATGTTGAGTTCATCAAGTAATACGGTCCCTTGGAACGCTTTCTTAGTTACAGGGTCGGTTAAATTAAGTGTCATCTCAGGTCCGAACGCGGTGTTTCTCAAGAAAATAAGAATCGCTTCAATATCTCCCTCCAACATTTCTTCGGGTTTGATATCCGGTTCGAATAGTTTTGCTCTGATAAGATTCATTGTTAAATCGTCACCACCTCCCATCAATATGTTTTCATCGTTCGCAGTTAGATAACCAACTTTAACTGATGATTTTTTGTTCTTATAAAAAACACCACCTGATGGAAGAGGAACCACGTCATGTGGAAGAGATAGTGTTTGTGTTGCGTATTGCATTGTTTCATTATCCATAATAAAAAACCGTGAGGTTTTGTCCTCACGGTTAAATATAAACTGACTTTACTTTTTATAAAGAATTAATATATGAGTACACATCTATCCATTCTTAAAGAAGCTGTAATATTCGCTAAAGCATCCTGTGAATATGATAAAGAATTGAAGTTAACGTCTGTTAAGAAAGTTCCGTAAAGAATCCACTTCTCAACAACCACTCCTGTTGGATCCAACATTTCAAGGTCGATATCCTTTTTGTAACCTGCAGCATATCCCATACGACCTGTAACAGATTCTGCATGTAGACGTACCCACTCCATAAGAGCTTGAGCCGCTGAAGGTCCAATTGGGTCTCGGAAGTTTACGTTTATTGGTTGCCAGTTAAATCTTCCAGCAACGTAAGTAGAAGTATTCAAAAATTGAATCTCTGTAGATCCGATTGTTATGTGAGGTCTTGCTGCAGACTCCACAAACCACTCGTTAATACCTAATGTCGAAGGAAATCTCAAAATGAATCGATTCTGACGTTTCGGTTCGTAAGGTATTGGCATTTTCATCAGTAAGTCAGCCATAGTATATTAATTTTGTTTTTTTGTTTATATGTATAAATATATCCCCGAAAATTTTTTTCTATTTACTTATTCGAGGAAAAAAGATATTCATTTATTCCATCTTTGATTTCTTTCCAGTTCCAGTATAATAAGTTTTAACTATATTATCTGGTTCTTTATCAAATCTTTTTTTCATTACTTCTACATTTCTAATATCGTCATCTGAAAATCCAATACTAGGAACAAACTTATTAGCAACATCTTTTTTAAGGAATGCTCTTTTATTAAGTAATGCAGCCATGGCTTTTATGTAATCAACAAACCCCTCCATTGCTTTAACTTTAGCTTCTTCAGGATTAGACGCACCTCCTTCGTCTCCAAAAGAAACGGGATGATACTTGTTGAGTTCCAAATATGATTTAATTAATTCATTGTCGGTCATTTCTTCTTCACCCACAAACGAACGATACTTTCTTAAATTTTTAATTAGTTGTTCCTTATTAATACCATTGAAGTCGTTGATGATATAATTGTAAACTCCTTGTTTTAAAGTGTTTGGATTGTGTCCTCTCGCGGTAATGATAGAAAAAATTGATCCATTATTGATTGCCTCTCTAAAGTCATCAAACGCAGGACCTACTTTAGCTTTCATGGCATCAATCAAAAATTGTTTGTCCCCTTCAGTTCTGAAGTTTCTGAATGGATTTTCCGCAAACCCTACAATTTTTTGACCATTATAGTCAAAATCTTCTTTTCCAATCCTTGTTCTGTATTCCGCAAAATCCGCAGTGGACATTCCAACCTCTTCTCCATCTTCGTCTTTCAATACAATTTCAGTTGGCATATGAACAATATTATCGTCCCAATCAAAGGCGTAATATTTCATATCCGGTGAACCTTTCGTATCAAACCCTTCTTTAAATTCTTTCTTCATGTTTGGCTAAAAAAGGGGGAGTTAATCTCCCCCATTATTTTATTAGATATTTTCGAAAGTAGCACCTGCTGGTGTAATCAAGAATTCAATATCAATGAATTCAAGAGCTTTCGTTGGTTTTAAGTAAATTTTACCTGTTAGTGTATTTCTGTCAAGATCTTCAGGTGATGAAGAAACTGTTACACGGAAGTCGTAAACACCTCTGTCTCTTCTGATAGAATCCATGATAGGATTTACAGCGTCTAAGAATTGTTGTCTTACGATTTCATCGTTTTGTTCGAACAGTAATCTTACAGCCACCGCTGAAATCAACTTACGAGCTTGTAATAGAAGTCTTCTAACATTCAGTCTATCTAAAGCAGAATCTGCAACTTGAAGTGTCTTGTTACCCCAAATTACTGTACCTACGTCAGAGAAGGTTGCAATTGGGTTGATTCTTCCTTTGTATAGAGTATCTCTATCTTCTTGAGTTAATTTCTTTCTAGCTTTGATTGAATTAACAAGACCTCTTGTGTAACCCGCTGATGCGTACCAAGGGAACGCAATGTTATCTGTTAGAGCTAAGTTTCTACAAACTTCTCCTGTTGAAGGAATATAAAGTTGTGTATTGTTAACTGTATCTCTTACAAGAATCCATGGGTAGTAAGTTGCTGTGTAGTTCGAATCGATACCAGTGTTTTCTAAGTCATTAACCGCTTCAGTTGGATAGATAAATCCGTTGTTATCAACAGTTGACGGATCGAACATGTCGTAGTCAGGAGTTGTAACGATATAAATTGAGTCTGCTCTGTCATCTTCAACCATATCAACAGCGTATTCAGCCAATCCACTATTGTTAACATAGTCGATACCTGGACTTACAAATACGTTAATATTTGTTGCCTCAGGGTTAGCGAACGTTGATATACCCAATTGGTATGCGTAGTAGTCAGTGTTTGCCCAATCAGATACTTGATCACCTACTGCATAGTTTCTAAATGCACCCCATCCTGTTGCTGTTGGGTATCTTGACGAAGCACAAGCTCCTTTTAAATATCCTGGTCCACCTAAAATATAGTCATCTGTATTTGTTCTTGATTCTCTGTAGATATCCCAACCATCAAAACCACCTGCTAAACATACTGTGAATTTTCTTGCAAATAATCTGTAATAAGGGTTTTCCACACTTGTAGGTTCTTGATTAAAACTAGCATCACCAACTTCGAAAGCTGACTGACCACTAGTCATAAAAGTATTTCCGATTGTTACAACAGTTGCACCTGAGTCCATGTGGAAACCTTTAGTTTTATAGTTCCAAGGGTTTTCAACATTTGTTTGACAATGATCTAAAATATTTTGGAATCCTTTGAATTCTAAGAACGATTCATCAATCCCGATTGTATTAGAGAAACCTAAAAATGTTCTTCTTACGTTATCACCAGCACTTTGTACTTGATTAGTACCACCATTTGTTGTTCCAAATGGAGGATTGTAAATTACTTGACCAGGATAATAATATTCTGTTTTATAGATAGGGATTGGAGATTGAATATCACCTGAGTAGTCTCTCATGATGTAACCCTCAAATCCACACGGTAAAGCGTCAACAGGATATTCTTCTGATAACTCAAGCATTACAAATGCTGAATTCAAAGCATATTCTCCATCAGAAGAACCAATCTTCTTAGCTACAAATGAATTACTAGCTGGGTCCATTGTACAGTTTGTGAATTTCTCTAACACAACTGGATTTGCATCTGTATCAAAGAAATCTCTAATCATAACGTCAAACGTACTGTTGTTGAATGACATATTCATGATTGAAATTTTGATTTCAGTATTTGCAGAATCTCCGTCAGATATTGAAATGAATTTGAATAAGTTATAAACTTTGTTACCTCTTAATTCAGAAACAATCCAAGGTGATTTAGGACTTTGGTATTGGAATAAATTATTTGCAATTGAACTTACATTACCATCTCTTGCTTCAGGTAATTCAGTTAGATTTGGATTAATACCACGGATGTAACCGTTGTTGTATGACCAGTTCAACATTGTTTGATAATATTCTTCGACAAATAAAGGAACTTCAAATCTTGATTTAGTAAAGTTTGCAATACTCAATACCTTTGTAATATATTCTGAATCTGAAGATTGGAATGAAGTCTCAAAAGAGAAGGTATCTCTAACTCCATTTTCATCTGGAATTGTAATACCTGATATTGCAAATGTTGAAAACGGATTTGATGTAATTGCAGAATATGCACCTGATGTATCAATAACAACATCAGTTAAACCCGATACTTGGTATCTAGGTCCGTCAGTTACGTTATTGTATAAACTAATTCCTCTTGATCTCAAAGTTGCAACAACTAAATTATCATATTCTGTATATGATCCTCCACTGAATTGATAATAGGATCCTGTCATCTGACCTGAAAAAGTTTGGTAAGAACCTGTGGTTCCACCTGTCATAACTGTTACGTAATTGACAAAAGAAAATCCTGTATATCCACTTAAAGATGTGTTAGGTTTATTGAAAGTTGCGTAATACCATTCATCATTGCTTTCAGCTGAAAAAACAATATTATCCACGTCCATATCACTAACACCAAGAGCGTTAGTTACACCAGTATATGTTGAACCCGTTAAATCAGATAATTTATCAGGACTAATTGCACCATACACGTATACAGATGTTGCCGATGTTGTTCCTGTTGCCTTTGCAATATTTAAAATCTGTGTGTTAATATCATTTCTGAAAGAAGTTTGAGTACCATTATTTTGAGTAAACGGTGTATCTAAATTATTCCAAATAATATTTGGTGTTGTAAGTGCAGTAAGACTGATTGTTCCACCCGTATTACCCGAAAATAAAAATGTGAAATTAGAAGTCGACCCAGTAGCAATTGTTGAAGGATCAACGTTTGCAATTGTTGTAATAGACCAAGAAGGACCAGCGTCATAACCTGACAAACCAAGAATTCTTGTAACAAACAATTGGTTAGATTGTTGTAAATAAGACTTTGCGATATACGCCGCCTCATATTTAGGGATTTGTGTATTCACAAATTTTTCAGGAGATGTTGGTCCGAAAATAGTTGTGAATTCATCATAATTCGTAATGAATATTGGTTCGAAGGCAGGCCCCTTTAGGGTTTCTCCCACGATACCTAATGTTGTTACACCGACACTCTGTGCCACGAAGGACAGGTCGGTCTCTGTAGTGTAAACACCAGGTGATACAAATACTTTTTGTGTTGTTGCCATTATTAAAAAGTTCTAACTTGATTTATTTTATCATAAATATTAAATTAAACACAAAAATCTTTACTCCTGCATATGTATTTGTAAATTAGGATACTTTTTTCTTCCTTTTTTCTGCCTATGAAAACACTATTGAAAACCAAAAAAGAAATCAAAAACATCAAGATCTCAGTTGAGTCTCATGAAAAGTTAAAAAAGTACTGCGATAAAAGGGGGATTAAAATTTACAAATTCCTCGAGAATTTAATCTTTGAAAAATGCAAAGAAAAAACAGATCTTTACGGAGAAGATTAAATAAGTGTTGAGATATAAACAATTGAAGAGGTCTTTGTATTGTCGACAGGTATTACTTCGAGTCTCAATGTATCCCCTGTAGTTATCTGAATTGTTGACATATCACTACCGTAGTAATAATCATTCAAGTAAACATCATAGGTATTAACATTAACCAAACTATTGAAATTTAAATTTGCGGTATACTTGAAATTTTCAGTATAAGTTGTTTCTCCCGCATCCAAGTTAAATGTTAATGAGAATGTTGTAGCGTTTTCTGGATAAACTTTCTTTTTACCTTTCTTTCTATTATTGACTGTTTCTAATAATTGAACTGTTCTTGAAATTGCCGGTTTCACTTCAAACTCTTCTTCATCAATCAAGAATCCCATCATTAAGAAATCATAACTTTGTATGTAATATTTTCTTTTATCTAATTCTAAAACCGATTCGTCTGAAACGTTTTGTAAAATGATTGGAACATAGTGACCTTTAACAAAGGTATAGGCTTGTCTAGATGCAAATTTTTGCATTACAATTTTATTCAATTGGTTCAACTCTCTCATTCTGTTACAAATGAATTTCAAACTATAAGTGATGTCCACAGGAACAGGTTGGGGAATTGTATAGATATCCACACCTTTTCTTTGACCATCCCAAGTAGGAACCGTTGCAAAATAATATTGTCTTCTGTTTGGGATATTATAAATCAATGCAGGGTTTGACCCATATTTCACTTCGGGGTTTCTGACCACAGTTATAAATGGAACGTTAACGTTTTTATCTAAATCCGAGAAGTTCCAAGTTTCTGTAAACTGTGCCCAGTTTTGAGTCGTAATCATAATATCAACCGTAGGAACTATTTTACCCGAAGTCACCGTCTTCAAATCATTTTTAACAAAGTCGAGCATCCCCCTGTCTAAGTCAGCATGTAAAACTGATTTAGGTAAGTAGGTACCATCTCTTGTGATATAATCCAAAAGTTGTTCTCTACGTGCCAATAATTCCTTTTGAGGAACTAAATCGATTTGTTTTTTTATTTGTTTTGGAAACGGCATATTCTATAATTATAATCCTCTAAATTCGTTATCAGTTACAGGTGTTGCAAGTATTGTCCTATAAAAAGGTTTATATCCACCATAAGTGTGTTTATTGTCTGAGTTAACCCTACCATCATCAATAACAGAATAATATCTAACTCTATTTTCAGTTTCATAATATCCTAAGTAATCACCAAAATCTACTGAGATTTGTAAATCATCTAAAGTTTGTTGATAAACCGATACCCTCAAATTACCTGGTTCTGATTGGTTAATTCTTGATCTACCCAACATCTGATTTGTTGGTGTCATAATTTGAACATATCCCTTGAACTCTACAGGAGGTAAAAACTGAATCCCGTCTTGTAAAGCCTCACCATATACATCATCTGTCTTCGTCTTTTTTCTATCAACCTTATAAAGAACCAAAGTAAAATTCATATCACCCTCGAGCCACTCTTCACCCATACCAATATCCAAGGCAAAATCCTCCCCACCAAAAAACTTACCTAATCTCGTAATTGGAACTTTCTTATCCATATGTTGATAAATACTTCAGAAAGAATTATATTTGAAACATTAGCACCTAATGGGTATTGAAATCAGTTTAGAATCTAAAGCCTTGTCTCTACTTGAGAGTTATGAAGGTTCCAACAATTACATACAGGAACTTAAGAGGAAATCTGTGCTCAATAAAAAGTTCTACCCAACAAGAAGTCAATCAGAGTATATTATTAATAACCATGACAAACAACCTAAGGTGGCTAAAAAGTGGGTTGTTCTTGATTCTTACTTTGCACAAAAATTAGCCGACAATAAATTATACACCGAAATACCTAAGAAGGTTTGGGTTGAGAAATTGTTGGCAGAAAAAGAAAAGGCGTTTCACATTTGGGGTCGAGTTTTTGAAACCGAACAAATGCATGAATTTTGGTTACCAAAGGCTTCCATAATTAAAGACAACTCCGTGAAAGATGTTGTTATTGATTACGAGAAGTATTCTCACAGACCTCCATTATCACATCAGAAAGAGGCAATTCAAAAGTTAGTTGAGAACAAAAAATATGTTTTGGCGGATGATATGGGTCTTGGTAAAACAACATCAACAATCATATCAGCATTAGAAGCTAAATCAAAAAAAACCTTAATTATTTGTCCCGCATCTTTGAAGATTAACTGGCAAAGAGAGATAGAGAACTACTCAAAAAAATCCGTTTTTATTGCTGAAGGTAAAAACTTTAGTACAGACCATGATTTTGTTATTATAAATTATGATATCATAAAAAATTTTCATGACCCAAAAAAGAAAGACGATTCGCAAATTATTAGAGCCAATTTTGATTTGGTGGTTATTGACGAAGCACACTATATTAAGAATTCTCAAGCCCAAAGAACCAAACTTATAAACGACATTGTAAAAAATGTTGATAGACTTTGGTTGTTGACCGGTACTCCAATGACTTCGAGACCCATAGATTATTATAATCTCTTGAACCTTGTTGATTCACCCGTTGCCAAAAATTGGATGGCATATGTTATCCGATACTGTGAAGGGTATCAGTTCAAAGTTGGTGCTAGAAAAGTTTGGAATGTTATGGGTGCATCCAATCTTGAGGAACTTAGAGATAGAACATCTAACCTTGTATTAAGAAGGTTGAAAGAAGACGTATTGGATTTACCTGATAAAATTATCACTCCTGTTTACCTTCGATTAAAATCAAAAAAATATGAAGAGGTTATGGGTGACTATTACAATTGGTATGAAAAAAATCCTGATGAGAGTAAATCACTTACAGTTCAATTTACAAAGTTAACACAAGTTCGTCAGGTGATTGCTGATGAAAAAATATCACAAACAATTGAACTTGCAGAAAACATTATCGAACAAGATAAAAAAGTTATTATATTTTGTAACTTTACCAACTCATTAGAAAAAATTGTAGAACATTTCGGTAAAGCTGCGGTTCGTCTTGATGGTTCAATGTCAAAACCCGACAGACAAAACAGTGTTGATAGATTCCAAACAGACCCTAAAGTAAAAGTTTTTGTTGGAAACATAAAAGCGGCTGGTGTTGGTATTACATTGACTGCAGCAGAAGCGGTAATCATGAATGACCTATCATTTTTACCATCAGATCACTCTCAAGCAGAGGACAGAGCTTACAGATATGGTCAAAAAAACAATGTATTAGTTTACTATCCAATCTTCGAGAATACAATCGAAGGTATAATCTATGACATCCTGAATAAGAAAAAACAAGTTATTGCTACGGTTATGGGTGACATCAAAAATGATGTAGATTTGGTGGAAGAAATTATGAAACAAATTAATGAACGTAAACAATAACGCCTTTCGGATTATTTATATTAGAATAATCCATCGATATGAATAGAACAGAAGAGAAGATTAAACAACTAGAAACCCAAATAATAGAAAATCACGTTACCGAAGAAACCAAGTTGTTAATCTCAGAAATGAAAAAAATCGGAATAGAGAAACTTCCCTATTCTTACTCAGCCCTCAAAACGTTTATTGATCCAGAGACAATGAACTTTCACTACAACAAGCATTACAAGGGCTATGTAGATAAACTAAACGACGCACTCTCAAAGAAACAATACGGAGATCTTGATTTGGAGAAAATTATCAAATCAATATCAAGATACGACAAAACAATTAGAAATAATGCTGGTGGTGCCTTTAACCACGCATTGTTTTGGAATATGTTATCTCCGAAACCAATAAAATTGACGGGAGAACTTGAAACCAAAATAAAAAAAGAATTCAAGTCTTTTAATAATTTCAAGAAAGAGTTCGAAACAATTGCCAAAGAAAGATTCGGGTCAGGTTGGGTATGGTTAGTTTTGACAAGTCAGAACAGATTAAAAATCATGTCTACTCCAAACCAAGACAATCCTTTAATGAATGTTATTGAAGGTGGGGGATTCCCTTTGTTGGGTCTTGATTTATGGGAACACGCATATTACTTGAAGTACAGAAACAAAAGAGATGAATACATTTCAAATTTTTGGAAGGTAATCAATTGGGATTTTGTTTCGAAAATGTACGAAATGAAAACTGAAACAAAACTTGCAGAATCAGTTAAGTTTAGACAAATACTTTCGGAAGAAAAATCAGAAAAGTGTGGTACTGAAGAGTCAGAAGCAATAAGAGTAATGTTCAATGTTAACAGACCGATTGAAATAGAATATAGAAACGCTATTGATAGAATCTTAAAAGAAGTGTTCAGAGAATATTGGGCTGACAAAGATAATCAAGGTAACTTAGCAGGAATTTATAATTTCGAATCAGTTGGTAGATCAGTTTTAAACAAACTTAATACAAACTATACCGCGTTTTGCATTCTTATGAAAGATGTTAACAAGGTAATTAGATCAATTGAACAAAAAAAAGATCCAATAACTTTTATAGGTAAAACACCTGGTGAACAAAACAGAGAAATAAAAAGATTTGTTAAAGCATTAGATCATTTTAAATTTAGAATTTTTAATAGAGAAAGTCCTACTTTCCAAAATTTAATGAGATCTTTAATTGATACAGATTCTGCTGGTGACAAAAGAGAAGAAATCACGGTTGCAATTATTAACAGATTTTTTAAAGGTAAAGTTGCTGAAAAAACTGGCAAGTTAGGTGGAGAAGAAGATATGTTAAAAGGTATCGATGCAAAAATCACATTGAATGGAAAAACTCATACTGCTCAAATCAAAGGTTATAAAGAAAGAATCGACAAAAATAATACGATTACTTTAAAAGGTACGGGTAATGTAAAAAATTATAGTACCGATTGGTTAATCTTTCAGAAAGGTAAGAACGTTCTCATTTTCAACAAAAAACCAAATATCATCGGTGGAAACTTCGTCTTTCCAAAAGACTCACTGTTATACGACATAAAATAACTTTTAGAAAGTATTTATATTATTATGGCAGTAATCGGAGAACCAGAAAGATCCAGAATTTATACTAGAATAAAACACCAGTTAGGTGCTCCACTTCGTAGTGTAGAATTGGAAGACGAAATGATGGACTCTTTAATGGAGTTATCAATACAAGACTATACGCAATACACTTTGGATTGGTTAATCGAAAGTCAGTGGGTTAACTTGGTTAACCTTAACATGGACGAAAAGTCTGTTGCTAAGGCATTAGTTACAAGAACGATGGATTTCGAAAATCAATTCAGTTACGCATATTCTAAAATTGTTGGATTACAAACTTCAGGACCTTGGGTCTTGAAAAAAGATTACATCGATTTATCTGCAAACACACAAAACTACGTCATCCCTAAAGGAAGAGAAGTTAATGAAGTGTTATGGTTTACACCAGCCGAAATGACGGCAGGTCTATTTAACCCTTGGGGTGGTGGATTTGTTGGGGGTCCTGGTTTGGGTGGTCCTTCAGGATTCGCTCAAATGGGTTATAGTGGATCTTATTTCATGACATCAGGTTTCGATATGTTACTACGTTTACAAGAAGTTAACATATTAAACCGTATCTATGGTGGTGATTTAACATATAGAATTACAGGTTTACCTGACGGGGAGAAAATGTTACAGTTATACAACGTCCCAGGTGGTAGATTTGATTGGGGTACTATCGGATACAACAACTATAGAGTGTGGTATTGGTACTACGATGTAGGACCAGAAGATAGAGCTGCTTGTTTAAAAGCGAACCCCGAAATAATAAAACTTCCTTCAGATGTTCCATTGGAAACATTAGAGTGGGAAGACTTGAACGTTCCTGCACAACAATGGGTTAGGAGATGGTTCACCGCATATTGTAAAGAAACATTAGCAAGAGTAAGAGGAAAATACAGTGGTAATTTAAAAACCCCTGACTCTGAAATTGTAATGGATTACCAAAGCCTTGCTACAGAATCTAAAGACGAAAAATCAAAATTAGAAGAAGAACTTAAGTTAAGACTTGAGCGTTTACGTCCTGAAAAAGTAATGGAGAAAGAAGCTTTGTTAGCGGAGAATCTGAACAAACAAATGAAGTTCAGAGCGTTCCCAAGACAAATTTACGTTATCTAATGTCAATTATTAAAAACATACCATCTCAAAGATTGGTAAACGGAAAGGTTTTATTTACCTCTGAAGTCGCACTTATTACAGGTGAAGACTTTTACCAAACTAATGCCGAAGAATGTATTATCGTTAGAGGCGAAAAACATACCACAATAAAATTGGAAAGTACTTCTACAGATCACATTGTAGTTAAAGCTCTTACTCTATTAACAATAATTCCTGATATGGGAAAAATTGATGAGGAGTTCGATGAAATTACTTGTGATAGAGGTGCATGTATTGAATTCAGATTCTGTAATGGTAATTGGTATATTTTATCATCAGACGGGTTGAAGCAGTCCTAATTTGTTTTCCCAACCTTCTTCCGCCAACTTATACATGTAATCAGGTTCCAAACCTCTTTTCTCCCAATACTTAAGTTCTTGGTCAGTAATTTGAAGAACATCTTCATCTAATCTATCTTGATCACCAGGTTCAAACGGCATACCATTGATAAGCTCACATTGTGCTGTTGTAAAAATACCTCTGTCAACAGGATCGTTAACAATTAAAGCGTCTCTAACTTCTTGTTGAAAAACAACTAAAAGAGGTTCAATTCTTTTATTAAATGTCGTGATTGCTCTTGGCACATTATACTCACCTGTCATATCAGGATTAGTTTCTAATATGTTTGGATCTAACATATAACAATTCACGGTAACACCATCTGTAATTGGTTTCGCCTTTGGATCATTGAATATGTTAACCGAATTTGTATCTTTGATTTGTTTTGCGGTCATCTTTTGAACATCTCCCTGAGAAGCCTTTGTACCATTATTAACATACATGATAACATCTCCGAGGTTAACACTGATTCCTTGTTGAATAGCCAATTCCATGTGAGCCATTCTACTCATACTATTACCCGCCTTGGTCTTTTGAGTTAATCTTTTCTTATAATCATCTATCGTCAGTTTCACTTTAGCTCTCTGAGCAATCTTAGATAATGCGATTTTCTGATCAAAAATCTTTTGAAGATACTCATAGTAATACTCGATAAATTCTTTACCGTTACCTTGTAGTAAAAGTTTAACACCTTTATCTAAAAACTCCTCAATATACAATGGAAGTTTCTTTGATTTGATTGAATTACCTGTTAACTTAATCTTACCCTTGGCATCCATAACCGCATAGTTTTTACGAGCCAAATTAATACATGACGGCCATACACCATCAGTATCAAGAGCCATCTCACCTCTCATGAATATATCATTGTATTCTGCAACATCCGCCTCAGGACCATAATATTCCTTACCCTCTTTTACCTTCCAATTCAAACCACGACCAACATAAACACGGTCCTTAGCATCATCAGGAGTTGAGAAGTTCACACCGTCCGTATCCATTACTAACGGAACATATCCTTTTATCATGAAGAATCTAATCATCTGACGAAGATATTGTCTTCCTGTACAGGTAATCTGTTCACCCATATACATGTCACCCCAAGCAAAAACCTGAGGAGCGGACAACGCACCGAACATTGAGTTAATGAATATCTTAATTGGAAGTTGTTTATTTGAATATGATGCGGATAAATTAGGATCAGTCTTTTCAAACTTCTCGGCAAGTTGTTTGTATTTGATACGGGTATCACGGAAATACTTTAACATTCCTTTCATCGCACCCGTAACATCACAGTCAGGGAAAACATCGTGTACTAATTGAATAGAGGGGTATAGAGACGAGAAGTCGAGCTTCAGTACGTTCTTACTATAACCTACCTTAAGTAGTCGAGAAAGACCTCCTACGAAGTCTGTCTTTGATTGTTTAGCTGGAATGGCGAGTCCATGTTTATAAGACCAAGCTAACATTAACATTTTCCATAATGTTGCGGTACCCATCGTAGATACTCTCTCATATGTTGTTGGAATCATCGCGGCAAGTAAGAACGAACCTTGGTTAAATTCTTTGTCCACTTTTAACGTTTCGTCCAAGTCATCATCAAGATATCTCTCCACCAAATTGTCCCCAGTAGTTTTTATGTATACACCAGGAAACTTTACATCTAAGTCTTGGTATTCATTTGCTTTCTTATATTTTCCATTTTGAATATTCAACCAATACTCCTCTTTCTTGGCATACATCTTTCCAATGTTCTCATGGTCAATGTAAACACGATCAGGTGCTTCAGCATTGATATACTTTGTAATGTATTTCAAACCCGCAGCTTTAATACTCGAGTTAATAGCCTGAGCTCTACGAACCGCATGAATAATATCAATAACATTATATCCCCAAATTGAAGTCTGAAGAAACTCTTCAACCTCATTTGCCAATTTCAACATAGAATCTTTTCTTGTGTAAGAATGATTCGGGTGAAGGGACTTCAATGTTTTTTTAGCATCAATACCCAATCTTTGACACCTTTCAAAAATCCAATGCCAGTCGAAGTTCGCTGAGTTATAACCACCGATGATACTTGGTTTGATTTGATCTATTACTTCAAAAAACTCTAATATACCTCTCTTCTCATCCGCCTCATCAAGACATTCAATAACCTTATGGAAACCTTTATTGGTCTTAATTCCAATCATGAATATACGACCATCCTTTGGATCCAAAGCATTTGTCTCTAAGTCGAATACAAGTCTTGTAACTTCATCGTAGTCGTTATATCCTTTGAATAATCTTTTTTCTTTGGAAACCAAATATTGTTCTACAGGAGGTAGAACCATTATCTTGTCTTTCGTCTTTTCACCCCACGGATCACAACCACCATCTCTAAAGAATTGGATTAACTCTCTGTAACCCTTTAAAGATTTAACCATAAAGGTAAGACCCTTTTGAAGTCTCTCATCACCATGTGTCTCTAACTTATCAATAACAATTCCATACTTCGTCATGGCTTCTTTTTGAGCCATCTTGGAACCATTGTAAAAATTAATATCTCGTAAATCACCTACCCAAGCGAAGGGGATAAATGTGTCTTTTCTGATTTCTTTTCCTTTGCCAGGAATTTCTTTGATTTTGTAAATTGAGTTGGAAACATAGTCGAACTCAATGGCAACAATGTACTTTTCATCATCATTTCCGTGTAGGAATGATTCAATTTCTTCGTTTGAAAACATATGATATTATCGAGTGGTTTATTGGCTTTCACACTATCGTGAAATTTACCTTACTCATCTATCATAAATATAATTGAAATTGTCTGTCTGTCAAATTAACAACAGTTTGTTGAAGAAACAAATGAAGGTTGTACGTTGATAAATAATTGTTCTCTTATCGGTAGAATTAAATTACCATCATCGGAACTTAATAAAAATTGTCCTTCGTATCTTCCTGGTGTATTTGTTTGAGTTGCTGTGAATTGGAAATAAACATAATACTCAGTCGGTGTTCCCGGTTCTGCAAATGTTTTCTCTACAATGTATGCTGGTGCAGAAACAATTTTCGGAATACCGTTTGCAGTGTTAATCATGGTGAAGAATATGTTTGATATTTCTAACAAATTCATAAAGTTGACATAGTCACTTCTACCATCTTTAACAATCTGCATCTTCAGTAAAGGAAGGGTTGCATTTTGATTAATAAAAAATTCCATAACAATAAATATACGTTATGATTCTTTACGTAAACTTCTTTCGTAGTGTTCAAATCTATTGTGTTCTGTAGGTGTCATAAGAAGTAATCCGGCATAAATTCTATCCTTCTTCATTTCTTGGTAAATGTAAGACATCCAAGTTTGTTCAAAAGGTCTTGCCCAAGTTGTTTCCAAGAACATTTTCTTATTTCCTTCTTTCGATACTATCTGAGGCCAGTTACAATAATAGATTTCACCAACAGCGTATGGGATTGTTTTGTGTGACAATACCATTTCGAATCTTGTCTTAGGTGCGTTTGGATCTAATCCCATTTCAGGTAATCTATTTTTACCTGGCCAAAATTCTTCTCTCACACTTTGAGGTACATTATACCAAGCCCATTGTGTTCCATTATCACCGAAAAACTCAGAATAATTTAACTTTAAAAAGTCAAAGTTTTCTTTATGGATAATCTCCAAAGTCTTAGTATAAAAGTTTTTAACATATCTATTGAATCCATTTCTACAAACATCTTCTTCAGGATAGAAGAACATGTCATCTTCAAAGAAATGCATATAATCTAAACCTGTTTTGTCGAAATGTTCAGCAATGAATTGTCTTCCACCACAAATACCTAAATTACCTTCATCAGGTACAATATGTTCGAAGTTATATTCTTTACACAACTCATCATATCTTGAGAATGTTGAGTTATCTGTAGAGTTATTTAATAAAAACTTAGTTGGTCTTTTTAAGAAATCCTCATCATATTGTTTCATTGATTCTATCAATGTTTCAAATTGTTTTGGACTATTGAAAGTAATAACATATAACGCAACTTTATTTGGATCTAATGGAGTCTTAGATTCACACCCTACTTTCATTTCTGATTTTGGTACAAGTGCATCGTTCTTTAAATCTTCAAAAAACTTACCGATTAAACCATTACCCTCTATCTCAAAATAATTGATGATGTCTGCATGTTTGTAACACATAATACTGAATATAGATTCTTCAGTACCCATATATCCATCTCTAAGAGTTGTATTCAAAAGATTATAATAGATACCATTCATATCTGATATTGAATCTTTTGGTCCACCAAAAAATCCACCTCTTGCAACTCTTTTGACCTTATCACCGGCAATTGAGTTTAAGTGATTATATTCAAACCCATGAATCTCTTTTTCCGCATCGTACGGAAAACATATGAAAGAGAATTTCGAAGTATATTTTGAAATTTTGTCTAATACTTTATCATGTGTAAAATATCCTGGATGTACAGTATTAGTTATTCCACCATCTAACCAATATAGATATTCTGAATCAAATCTATCCATGATTTTAGCATCATGAAGTAGAAACATTTTACTCATCACAAGAGGGTTATAAAGTTCCAATCTCGATTGAGTTGATTCAGGTAACCAACCTGCCAAGTTTTTCCATTCAGAACTATTCCTAATTGTTTGAATCTTATTATAAAACTCATTGTTTTTAAACCATTCTACACCACGTTCAATAAACTGAGTCTTATTTGGATCTCTCCTTTTATCAACAAATTCTTTTAATTCTTTGTCCCCAAAGATTATCATGTTTACATCAGCTTCGAGAAGTTTCTCGAATTTATCCAAATAATGTTGATATGATCTTGACCAACCTTCACTCAATCCATCACGACCGATATCCCAAATTCCTGTTACAATAGTAATGTTATTCATCTATTTTGTTTAATTCTAAAAGTATTTTATAGAAACTTTTGTTTCTGTCAAAAAGTGTCATGTCTGTTCCTTGAGGACAGTTATCAGGACACCACCAAATATCGAAATGCTTTCTCTCAAATCTATCTTTATGATTGAAATACATTAAAGTCATAATTTGTTCTTCCATCGGAATTCCTTCATCATTGTCCTCTAAAATTTGTTTTACATAATCTTCAAAAGTTGAAACCAACCAATCCCAATTCTCCTTTTTACCACCAAATAAACCACCGATGATATGTATTGATCTATCAAACTCGGTATAATATTTTGGATTCACAGTACCTGACCAATAGTTTCTATCATTTTCTTTTCCCATGATAAAAATTTTGTCACCTGTAAACTCAATCAAATTTTTTAAAAAATCATTTTGAAACAATGTACACTCATAATACCTTCTTTGTGTTCCTTCGTGAGGTAAAAATTTATTTGGGACTAATCCACAATGAGATAGACCTGCATCAATCCAAAAATAATAATCATAGGTCTTATCTTCATTCCACCACCAATTAAATTTGGAGTATTGAACCTCAACACACCTATCAGATTTCCGAGTTTGTTCCAAGTTTTTTTTATTATTAATCAAATCTTTGAATTTGGTGTTGAATAAATCAAAAACAACAAACTTTAACTGATCTTTAGAAATATTATTTTCATGATAAAAAAACATTTCTAAATCATATATTTCATCTTCTGATGTATAACAAATAAAATCCGCATTTGTCATTTTTAATAGTGACAATAAACTAAATTTATAGTGTCCTCCTCTAGCATGTCTTCCTCCTAAGTCAGAACCTGCCAACCTTGCATAAATTGCTGTTATAAACTTAACCTTCATTATATTCTAAATGTTTTTTTTCTTTTTTTATCTCATCATTTTTATATTCATCTCTGAATTCATGAGACAATTTAATTGGAGAATACTCATTCCAATTATAAGTTTGAGTATAAAAATTATTATACATACCTTGTGAAACGTCAGAATACGATCTTCTTTGTGGTGCAATAGGTAATATAGGACAATAACTTTGAAAGTTAGGATAAATAAATTTAGCCAAATATCCATCTATGGGATAATAGTAATCACCTTTAGTACCAAAAGCTGTCTCAGCAATTTTAGGTATTTCATCATAAACTGACACATCATAGATTAACATATTTGTTGCAAAAGTTTCACTATGATTTTCATTTTGTTTTGGTGGAACATTAGTCAAATCCAATAACATGTTATATTTCTCACTAACATTTAAATGTCTATTTAAACTTGGTGTAACGTTGAAAACACCAAACTTTATCTCTGTGATTTGTTGTTCTAATTTATCTAAAAAAGACTTGGCATAGGGCATAAAAGTACAGTCATCTTCAATAACCATAACCCTTTGATAACCTCTTTCTTTTGCAATCTTGATAACTTCTAAGTGAGATAAAGTACAACCCATATAATCTCCACGATTAATTGCGTCGAACCTTTCCCAATCCCATCCGATGTAGTCCAACTCCTTTCGAATATTTTCTAAATTTTCTGGTCTATTTTCAAGATTGATAACAAACTTTGGTAGTGAATTGAAATTCATTAGCTAACGTTATTGTGACTTAATTGACCTGTTAATCTATCGCACCAACCTTTAGATTCTGAGTGAGGCCAAACCACCCAATATGTTGGTAATTCGGTTGTTTGAAATTCTCTCCAAACTTTACAATACCCGTCAGGATCTCTCATGAAACCTGCAATTTCATTCTTGTCCGCATCTTTTCTAAATAAGGTTTCATCTTTAGCATTGTGGAATGCAACTACCCAAAAATCATAATCTTTTTCAGGAACGCTTGTATAACCAACATCAATGCAATGTTTGTATATTGTGGCAAAACTATTCTTCCATTCTTCTTCTGTCTCAAAATTGTATGGGCTTGGTGGATATTGTTTATCTAAACAATGTTTATCAATAGCTCTTTTTTCAAAAAGGATACCCGCATATTTTTCATACTCTCTTAATGTTCTTTCTGTACCAAAACCATAAGGTCCATCGTGACCTTCTTGAGTTTCTCCATCCATTCCAAATAATTTTCTATTCATGAGATGACTTCTCTGATTTCTTCTTACCCATTCTTTGTCATCATCCCATTGTTTTGTTCTACCCTTACGAGTGTATTCGTGATAAATTACAGGGATGTGTGGGTGGAATAAATCATAACCAAAGGTATATGCCCTTGCAGCAATTGAGATTTCTTCTCCATGAAAATAATATTCAGGGTTGTGTTGAACCTCAGTTGAGAACTGACCTAATGTAAAACAGAAGTGGGCAGAATAGAATCTTGCTGTTACAGGTTTCTTCATTTCTCTCCAACCTGGAATTGTTTCAGGTAAGAAGAATACCGCACCTTCAGGAATAAATCTATCAAACGCCATTCTCCAAGCGTCTGTTGCACGTCCAGCAGGATCATTTTCAGGGTCAAAGGAGGGAACATAACCCGTAAGTAGAGGCTTCTTGTACCCATCCTTTTGAAGACCCTTTATCATTTTGATCAAAATATCATCCCAATCCTGAACAAATCTCATGTGAGAGTCTATTTGAAGTGTATATGTTTCACCACTATAAAGTTGTTGTACTAAATGTCTTGCCCAACAAACTCCTTGTGCTTCTTGGTATGGAATATCCAAAATTCTAAATCTTTTGTCTTCTCTAAATTCATCTAAATTATCGAAACCATCGGATTCACTAAACTGTCTTGCAATACCTAAAACTAAGTTTTTTGGTTTTTTAGCCTTTTCCAACATATCTTTAATTGTTGGAACTAACTGTGGGTCTCTATACGAGGCGATTTGTACAAAAATTTTCATTAAAATATATTTTGATTTAAAAATAAAAAACCCTCCTGATAAGTGGAGGGTTTTAACTAAATAGTTTTTAATATTCAGTATTTTTAAATAAATCTTCCTTGATAATTAATCAAATTATACTCCAAACTTCTAACGTCTTCACCATCGATACAGTCATTGAATAGATTTAATGTAACCACTTTTCCTGTAGAAATTGCACCATATGCTGCGGTAAATCCTTCATTGACAAATGTATATTCATCAGGAACAGCAATCATAGTTCCTCCTTTATACAATTTAGCCTGAATGTTAACAGGATTTGTACCCACGTCTCCATACCAACCAGCATTTGCATTAATTGTTATAATGTTTTGACCAGGATAATCCAGTTTAAATTGTATCAAATCGATTAACACAGATTCAAAACCTGTACCTGTATTATCCCCACCCCAAGTTAGTATTGGATTACCCGATGTTGGCCATTCAGATGAACAACACCATCCGATGTAGTCAGGTAGACTATTTTGTCCAATATCAGGAACTGTAACTCTCGTTCTTGTATCTAAATCTGTTCCATCATTAAATGCATATGTCAATACGATATAATCAGCGTTGAAAGTGAAATTACCAGGAATATAAGGTACAAATGTTGGTGTTGGGGTAGGTGTTGTTGAGGCTCTTGTTGGTGTTGGTGTATTAGTTGCGGTTTGAGTTACTGTTGGTGTGGAAGTTAGTGATGGAGTTGGTGTTTGAGAAACTCCAATAGTTGGCGTATTTGTTGGTGTTGAAGTGTTAGTTGGCGTTTGAGTTGGAGTTTCGGAATTTGTTGGTGTTTGAGTCAATGTTGGAGTTACACTTGGTGTTGGTGTTGGACAAATCGCCTCAGATATCTGAACAACAAAAGTATTATCTACCGATGGAACATAAACAAAACACGTTCCATATTCACTGTCTGTTGAAAATTCAAAAGATAGTAATTGTTGGCCAAGATCCGTTGTATTCCCGTCAGCGTCTAAAAATCTGGCAAAACATACTTGTCCATCATATAGATCACTTGAAATTGTTATGTATCTTATTTGTGCCATTAATTTAACATATTCTTACTCCGTTTATTACACCCACTTGCCATAATGTTTGTCCACTACAAGTGATTGTTTTAGTATTATTAAAACCCGCAACTGTTACCAATTTTTTTGTTGTTAAATCAACAAACTCAGGAGTTGTTCCATTCCAAGCTTGGATTCCTAATTGTTCTGCAACTACATCTATTCTACAAGCAATACCTATTGTTGGTCCTCCCGCAAAACACAATCCTACAATCTTATCAACACCACCTATGGTTGCAACCAACGCAGATCCCGAATCACCTGGATAAATAGGCCACTGACAATCAGGATATACTCTTGTAAATGAAATACAGTTATTAAAATATGCAACCGTAGACGTCCCTTGTAATTTATAACCTGAAACTCCTGTCACATAATTGACTCCCTGTATTGTTAAACCACATAAAGGTCCTTGTTTTACACCTGTAGATCTTCCACTACTTGATGTCAAACTATTACCAACCAAAGCATCGATTTCAGATGTAGTTGCAAATGGCATAACTGATGTTCCTGATAAACCATATTGTTTAAATGATTCACTGTCAGACATTACACTCTGACTGATAGACACCATAGCTCCGTCCACTTGATTCATTGTTGGAGGCGTAGATAATGGAACATATCTTAAAACTTCACCAATTTTTAAAGAAGATGAAGATGGTTGTGCATCTCCTGTTTGGTATGCACTGTCAGATGTTTCATTTTGAAGGATACCCGTAGTCGATCTGAAAGAGCTGTAGTAAGCATCTGCAACAACAACATGATTGTTTGTAATCCCTACTAAGGCACCTGTTGCAGAATCAACGGCTAAAAACCCTAAAGTACCAACATAACCTTGTAAATTTTGTGAAGTTAAAGAAACACCACCTTTCAATGGTCTTATTGTTTGTCTATTTCCTGGAGGTGTATATTGCCAAGAATAACACGCACTTGTAACACTTGAAGGACATGCAAATGTCTCAATAAGTCCTGTTTCAAACACATCGGTTTTATAGGTTACTCCGTCAATCTCAACCTGAGATGGTAATATTTCTTCAGGAGATAGTTCAGATAGAGGTTTTTTCTTCTCAACAGTGAACACAATACTTTGTTCACCAGTATATTCTCCGTTGGTTATTTTATTGCCAAGCATGACTCCCACACCCTCAGGTGTGCTGTGGAAAAGTTCTTCTATTTTATTTTTAATATTCTCACTCATATGTTATAAAATATCAAATCCCATAAACACCGTGTTAGGTCCTACAGCTGGTGTTGCCGATGGAGACGGAGTAATTGATGGTGTTACACTTATTGTTGGCGTGTTTGTCGGTGTCGATGTTGGATTAGGTGTAGGTGTTGGTGTTAAATTTGTTGTCACTGTTGGTGTTGGAGTGGTTGTCGGAGTTGTAGTTGTTGTTGGAGTGTTCGTTGGTGTTGTACTTGGTGTTGGAGTTGGAGTTGGGTTTGCACAATATTCATCGTATTCAAAATCATCAGGTAAAATTGCACAACTTGGACAGAAAGGATCATACATCGAAAATTGTGATTTCAATAGTTTGAAATTATGTCTTATTTCGGGTTGACTCAAAGGTTCGATGTAGAATCTAAATTGAGATATACCCCCTTCAAAGGTTCCTGCAAAATATCTTTCAAGTAATATGTTAGTTGTTAATTCTGATAGACTTGTTCCACTCAAAATATAAGTTGGGAAACATTCAGGATCTTGTTGATATGTTAATCCTGTGATTGTTACAGGACATGCAGTAAATGTAAGATTCTCATGTAATCCTTGAGTTCCTCCACCCCACGACATGTTAAATGGAACTCCGACTTGTCTTTGTTTTGGTGTATCTAATGCTCTTGGAATAATTTCTTCGACATCTTCAACAACAAAGAACCTCATTCCGTTTACAGAAATAATTAATTGACCCTTTCTATATTTTTTTGTTTCTAACCATTTCTCATTCAATTGATATACATTCTGTGTTGGAACAGTAATACCACTATGAGTTATTGGTGGTTGTATTAAAGGTATTTGATATGCCTCAATTCCTGGTGGATAAACAACATCTGTTATTAAACCTAACCCACCCAAATATTCCAAATCACACGTATCAAACCAACTATATCTTTTCCAAGTAACGTCTATTTGAGCCCAATGTTCCTGAGTATTATATGTTGTACCTGAACAATTATCCCAAATACCTTTCGTTGAACAATATTCATGAACTGTGTATCCTGTAACGTAAGTGATTCCTGATGTTTCACAAGCTCCCGTTACTTCGCAACCTCCAGTCATTACTAATGTTCTAACACAAATTTTTGGATTACTCGGGTCTCCACTAAACTTAACCGCTAATGCGTTTGACATTGAGTTAAATAAAGGATTCGCGTCTTCATCAGGTATTAATTCGTGTTCACAACCACATAAAGTACCTCCTGAATGTGTACATTCAACAGGACCTATTGTAAATCCTGATAATGGATAAATTGTTGTACAATTAAAATCTATTTCAATCTGATCCCCATTACAAAGAGTTATATCGGTTGTATTTGCAGAAGTACAAAGACAAGTTTGACAATCAGTTAATGCTGAAGTTACTCTTGTATATCCTGAATCAGATTTTGGATGACCGCTGGCAAAGTGATAGAACTTATCTTCCGCTCTTGTTCCCATATAAAAGAAGATGTTCTTGTTGTCAGGATAATATTGATT